TTATTTCTAGGATCCCCAAATACTTCTTTGGATCTTCCATTTGCGTCAAATCCAAAAGCATCGATACCGGTAAACCCACTATACAAAGATGAGTATTCGTATTTCTTAAATACAAACATAATGCTATGGGCAGTCTGCGTAGTAGGAAACGTTAAGTGATTATTAACGCCTTTTTGCCTTTGCTTCTCTTTGTATCTGCTAGGATTTGTAGTTGCCATTAGATATTGCCTTTAGTTATAAATAGAATATGACTAAATCTATTTATACTGAGTTGTGAGGTGAAGTTTGGCTTATAATGGAAGGTTTCGACCCAAGAACCCTGGCAAATATAAGGGTGATCCGTCTAAAATTTTCTATAGGTCGATGTGGGAGTTTAAGTTTTTTAGATTTGTTGATGAACACCCTGATGTGATTTGGTGGCAAAGTGAAGAAGTGGCAATACCATATTATTCACCAATAGATGGAAAAAGACATAGATACTTTCCTGATGTAATTGTACACAGAAAAACACATGAAGGAAAGGCTATGACGACTATGATCGAGATTAAACCCAAGGCACAAACTAGACCGCCTGATATTAAGAATAAAAACAAGACTAAGACAGGTCGAGTTTCAAGAAGGTATCTTAACGAGGTTAAGACTTGGGGTATCAATGAAGCTAAATGGAAAGCAGCTCGAGCATATTGCGCACAACGCGGGTGGGAATTTAAGATTTACACAGAACACGAATTAGGAATTAAATAGTGGCAGTAAAGGTATTCGACGACATTCTACTACAAGGTATTCGCAGCGGTCAAATGCCAGCTCGTACTGCCAAAGCACGCGAATGGTATCGTGAACAAGCACGGGGTATTGCACGTACTCAGAGAAACAGATCACAAGGCGATAGATTAATTCGTGAAATACGTGCAGATGAAGATCGTAATAATACGAATCGTTTTATGATGGGCAATATGTATCTATTTGCTTATGATCCAAAGCATAAAGACACGTTGCCATATTATGATAGATTTCCATTAGTTTTTCCAATAAATAAGGCTAAAGGTGGGTTCTTAGGAATTAACATGCATTATTTGCCACCCATTTTAAGAGCTAAACTAATGGATCAGTTGTATACTGTTTTGAATAATAAAGATTTTAACGAAACTACAAGGTTAAAAGCGTCATATAACATTTTAAATGGAGCAGCTAAGTTTAAAGAGTTTAAACCTACAATTAAACATTACTTGAGCGCTCATGTAAGAACAAAGCCGGCTTATATTAACCCGACCGAATGGGATATCGCATTGTTCTTACCAACTCAGAAATTTGTTGGCGCTACTGCTAACCAAGTATACAAAGATTCTAGAAGAATCATAAGAGGCAGATAATGGCTTTCAGAATAAATGAATTCAAATCGCAAATGGATTGGTTCGGCGGCCCGGATCGTAGTTCATTGTTTGAAGTTCAAATCATCAATGCGCCAGGTACAAGATCTAGAGCAAACTCTCGCGATCTTGCTTTCTTCTGTAAAAACGTAGCAATTCCGGGAATGAACTTTAATGTCGCAACTTACGAAGGTGTAGGTCAATTGCGTAAAGTATTTCCAATGGGTTTTAATCCTGAGCCTATTCAAGCAATCTTTATGTTAGATTCCGATAAACAAGTTCTTTCATTCTTCCATGGTTGGGCTCAACAAATTGTTAACTATAGTACAGCAGCAGGACCATTTGCTGAGGTAGATGGTATGTTACCCTTTGAGATTAATTACAAAGACGAATATGCATGTACTATTGTTATCAGACATTATTCATCCGATTACGCTAAAACCGGCCGTTACTATGAAGTTGTATTAGAAAAAGCATTTCCTATTCAAATGGGCGATGTGGATTTGGCATGGGAAAATAATGATAGTTTCTCAGTTTTGCCAGTAAGTTTCCAATATGACGCTATTCGTTATTCAGGCGAAAGATTTGGTAATCCTGCAGCTCGCTTTGGCCGTGGTAATGGTTTATTAAGTCTAATAAATGCAGTTGGCAATATTGGACAAGTTATTGGACAAAATCTAATTCCTGAATCTGTGCAAGATGCGGTCAATACATATAACAAAGCAAGAAACGATTTCGATAATATCAGTAATAGAATCAAGAGTTATTTTTAATTTATTAGGAGTATATAATGGGATTACCTAAAATTGATCTTCCAATTTTTGAGTTGACGTTGCCATCAACTGGCGAAAAAGTTAAATACCGTCAGTACAGAGTAAAAGAAGAAAAGATCTTACTTGTTGCACAGGAATCAAAAGATCCTTTGCAAGAAGTCTTGGCAATTAAACAAGTTGTTAATAATTGTTTGATTGATAAAGACGTGTCAGAATTAGCAATGATGGATTTAGAATATATCCAAATTGCATTGAGATCAAGATCCGTTGATAACCAAGTAACATTTTCTATTACCGATCCTGATACTAAAGAAAAAGTAGAATTAGCTATTGACATTGATAACATTACTGTCACTAGGAACGAATCACATTCAAACAAAATTAAAATTAACGACGAATGGATGTTATTTTTAAGATATCCAACTATTGATGAATTCATGAAGATTGTAGGTTTAGATCCTACAGATCCGTTGATTAATTATTTCATTATGGTATCTTGTTTGGATAAAATCGCATCTGAAGATGAAGTGTACGATTTTAAAGATTATTCTGATGAGCAGATTGACGAATTCATGGGCGATCTATCAACTGATATAATTGCAGGTATTCAAAACTTTTTTGAGACCATGCCAAGATTGCGTCATGAAATTAAATACACTAACAGTAATGGCGATGATAAAACATTTGTAATTGAAGGGTTGAGAACTTTTTTTACTTAATGCTGTGCCACATCAATTTAGGTGAATATTATAAACAAATATTCGCTTTGGTACAGCACCATAAGTATTCTATAAAAGAAATTGAAGACCTGATACCTTATGAACGAGATATCTATTTTGGAATGCTAGTAGACTACATAGAAAAACAAAACGAAAAGAACAATAGGTAGTAAATAAATGGCAGAATTATCAGAACAGACGAAGGCTATAATTGAACGACTAAAGGCCGAAGGACAGTTGACTCGTAATACGGGTACCAACTCTATTCGATCTGTTAAAATTCAGCTAGATAGATTCGAAGGTATCTTCAATACTATTTCTACTAACATTGTCGAACAAACATCGATGATGCGCACCCAACTCGGGATTGCTCAAGAGGCCGCCGAAAGAGCAGAGACTCGAGAGCAATTACAAGAATTAGATCCACCAACTTCTCAGAGTGAAGCTCAAAGTAGAACTGATGAAACAATTGATAAAATAGGCGATGGTTTAGGTAAAACCATAGATGGTCTATTTAATCTAAATAACATTAAGAACATGGCTTTGGCTGGTGCTGGTTTGTTCGTAGGGTACAATCTTATTAAAGGTTATGTTAACGAACAAACTGATGGCGGATTTGACCGCATGGTAGATGGTATTAAAAATACTAATTGGAAAGAAATGTCTGACCAATTGAATATCATTAAATGGTCTTCTTTTGCATCTGCTGTTAATAACGCATCAACTAAAATTAACGATTTCACTAAATGGATCGATGAAACTGGTGTGGACGATGTTGTAAGCGCTGTAGTTGGCGGTGGCTTGGTCGCAGCCGGCGTAAAAGGCGCTGTTTCGGGTGTACTTGCAGGTGGAGGTACTGGATTAAAAGGTAGATTAGCTTCATTGCCGGCGGGATTGGCTTTAGCAACAGCCGGCATAGCAGTATATTATGGTGATGAAATTGCAGGATGGTTAAAAGAAGCTGGAGCAAGTGAAGAAGGAGCCGAAGGTTTAACAGATGCCGCAGCCATGGCATTAGGTTTAAGTGCAATGTTTGGTCCAAAAGGTGCACTTATCGGTGCAGTAGCGGCAACTGCTATTATGCTTGGTGGTATTATAGACGGTTGGATCAAAAAACAAAAAGATAAAGCCGCGGACGAATTTAATAGACAAATAGCAGAATCTGAAGCTATTATTGAACAAGCTAATATAGAAAACAGACAACTTGAAGAGCAAGAAAGACAGAAAGTTGCGCAGGCATTAGCAGAATCTAGAAGAAGACAACAATTAGCATTGTCCGAAGCTGCAATTGGTCAAGCAGCTGCAGCAGAAGCAGCAATGATAGAAGCTCTTGGCCAAGAAAGACTGCCAACGGACGGCGGTGGTATTAATTCTGCTCAACGCGATAGAATTGTGCAAGATATTATGAATGGTAAACAAGGTGCTATGGAAGAGCTTCTAGCATTTGCAAGATCACGCGAAAATGAAAGATTTGATATTTCTCGTAAGTATGGCGCATCGCGTGATGAATGGATAGATGAATTCTTAGAAGATTTTGCTAAAGATACATTTTATGATTTAGACGCTAAAGGTTATAATCCAACTGAAGCTCTAGCATCTATGGATAAATGGAAAGAATTAGTTGGAGGTTCTAGAGCAAAAAATGTACAGGATATGGCAGGCAAATATGTCGATGATCTTGTCGAGATGGGTATACTAAATGGTATTACACCAATGAAAAGTGGTGCTGCAGCGTTTAATGCCAAAATGGCTGAAGGTATTGCATCAGGCGCAATTAAAGATAGCCCTGTTATTATTTTCCAAAATTCACCTACCTTTATTGGTGGCGATACTTACAGTACTCATGCTGGCAACCAAGCCACAAGTGTACAAGTATTAGGGCCACTCGGCGATATACTAAACGGTGGTGACGCATACGGCATGCCAAAATAAAAAAGGGGAGCTTGCGCTCCCCAGTGCGGACTATAAAACGGTAATCATCGCCCGCAAGTTTATTTATTCATTTAGGAGTTGTTTTTCAAAACTACCAATTTGAATTTTACGAGGCTTTTTCTCTTCAGGAATAACATTCTCTAAATCAATTGTAAGAATACCTTGACTTAAGTCAGCGGTACGTACAACGATTGTATCAGCTAGAGTAAAGCTTCGACGGAAGGCGCGAGCTGAAATACCTTTGTGCAGATATTTAGCATCTTCTTCGCTTTCCTTTTTCTTACCTTCAACAAATAGTACACCGTCTTTAACTTCAATATCAATTTCATTTTCAAAGAAACCAGCAACAGCCAATTCAATAGCGTAGTTGTGTTCATCTACTTTAACGATGTTATATGGAGGATAGTTAGATTGACCGGGAGTGACGTTTTGCATTTTATTCATTAGGTGGTCAAATCCAATGAATAGAGGGTCATTTAGTAAGTCAGTAGTAAATCTACGAGTATTAGTCATAGTTAATTCTCCTTTATTAAGCGAGTTGTCGTGCCGTTATGCAACCGGCGATTTAAATGGGAACCCAATCGGCATTCCCACTTTTATTTATATTAAGTATACAGATGTAATACAAAAAAGTGTTATTTCTGTATACTTATTTTGTACCTGTACTACCGAATCCACCATCTCTTTCAGATTTTTGAGTTGGTCTTTCTATAGTTTCAGTGATCTCCATTTGGAGTGTTTTTTCAATTAGACATTGCGCCAAACGTTCTCCATTTTCAATAGTTACCAAACTATCTGATACGTTGGTAATCATAATGTAAGATTGTTCGACATAGTCAGAATCGATAATTCCTACACCATTAGAAAGTACAATACCTTTCTTAAGTGCTATACCAGAACGAATGTACATCTTCATTACATGACCTTCTGGTATATCGAAAATTAGACCTGTTGGAATAAGAACACGCACTTCCGGTGGAAGTTGAAAAGCATCAGGGTTTTTACCGACACCTTTTACCACGATGGGCATTTCCTTATTCCAAGCATTATAGGATTTTAAACGATCTCCATTCTTTACACATGCTTTAACATCAAAACAGGCCGAACCTGCAGTTGCATACTGAGGAATTTCAGCATGCTCAATCACCTTATAAACATTCATTTATTTTTTTCCTATATTGTATTTTGCCTCTAAAGTCCAGTTATTCTTTTCTTTGTGAGAAAGAATTTTAATCTGATTTAGTTGAGCTACTGGTTCTTTAGTTTTTTCTGCATCAACTGCAGCAACCAAATCCCACTCGGCTAATAGATTTACAATTGTATTTCTACGAGCTTTATCTTCTTCTGAGAAGGTATCTTTTTTACCATCAAGGATAAACAATTCTTTAAAATGTAGAATAGCGTATCGTCCTTGTTTGTGTAGAATATGGCAAGTTTGATATAGTTTCTTTTCTTTACGAGAAGAGATACCAATACGGGTAAGAGTTTCTTTTACTTTTAGAAAGCTATCAGGCGAAGGTAATGTAATCTCAACACCGACTCCTTTAAAAATATCTTCAGTTTGCATAATAGACAGCACCTTATTAATTCTTGTTATTTACATGCTGATGTTCACCATGACCATCCCGAATATTTATTATTTTCGTCATTTTGCTGGTCCACCGGTAATCAGCCTATTATGTACTTCTTTTATTTGTTCTTTAGATAGAGCTTTAAGATACAACTTAGCAACAGTTCGATTGCAAGAATATACTTCTTGAATAGCATCTAAATCTTTACTTTTATCTGCTTTATGCCACTTTGAAAAACGTTTACGTTTACGAAGAGCACCTTTATAGTAATCAAATTGAGCAGCACCAAAAAGATGATGACGCATATTCATTTCATTGGCATGCAAAATAGTATCTTCAAAATTAGAAAAGCCACGATTAACTAGATAACTGTTATATTGCTTTTCTGCTTGTTCTGGCAATTCACTATTACGAATAAGATCTTCCTTAGAAAAAGATGCAGCATTCATAAAATCAAATGGACTAATATCTTTACTCATTTTCTATTTCCTGTCCTAATCTAGCTAATTCATCAAGTGCATCCATTTGCGGATCTTTAATTTCTTCAAAGCTTTCTTGAATGTGCTGCATATTATATCGTGAAGGATAATGCTTTAACAATCTACGAGCTTCTTCTCGAATTTCTTTTGGCACTCGTGGAGATTGTTTTGGAATACACAATTTTATAAGAAATTGTTCTGTATTAAGTACTGCGCGAGTTCTTTCAGAAGGCATTGTCATTTTTAATTTCCTCAACTGCTTTAAGAACGTCATTAACGTCTTTTGCACATTCAGGGCAAGCTTTTAAAGTAAGAAGACCTTCGGCAGTATTTAATTTTACATTAAAAGCCTTTTTCTTGTCAACTAATTTTTGACAGTAAAAACACTCAATCGTATTTTTACTGATTAGTTTATTAATCCACTTGCCCATCTTCACCACCCATACATTCGTTACGACGACGTATTTGACGTTGCTTTTTTTCTTCAACTAAAAGTACAGTGCACCAAGTGAACCACACCATTGCCAAACAAATTATTGCTACAATAACATTTTCTATCATTACTTGTACTCGGCTTCAATCATAACTTCAGTTAGGAATGCAACCATGTTAACTTCAAGATCTGCGACAAAGTTTGCTTTGTACATGTAATCAGCGAGAGTTACAACAAAACCTGGAAGCGAACGCATTTCAACGCGGTCACCTGCCATATCATAGATACGACGGAACATTTCGTTCATATCCTGATCTGAGTTTTTAGCAACCCATTTGCGCATTTCAGTAAAGTTTTTTTCTTTAAGTAGTTTGAATAATTCGTCAAGTGATTCTTGTTTTAGATTAACAAAAATACCTTCATCAATTTTACCTGATGCAGAGTAAGATTGAAGCTCAGTTAGTACACGGCGAAAATCAGGGAAATGTTTTTCAATAACCTTCGCAACTACTTTATTGTCGTATTCAACATTTTCATTATCAAGAATTTGTAGAACACGTTTGTAGAATTGAGCTGCCATCTTTGGACGTTGAGAAGTTTCAATTGTAAAATCAACTTCAGATAGACGAGAACGTAGTGGTTCAATAATACGATTTTTAAAGTTACAAGTAAAGATGAAACCACAGTTGGAAGAATATTCTTCAATAAAGTTACGAAGAGCTGGTTGAACAGACGAAGCATTAAGGTAATCAGCCTCGTCGAAGATTACGTATTTGCGACCACCAGCTAGTGATACAGCAGATGCATATGTAGAAATTTCGTAGCGAAGAGTATCAATATTTACGTTAAGTGAGCCGTTTTTAACAATGTAATCACAACCCATTTCTTCGAGCATGGCTTTTGCAATTGTAGTCTTACCTACGCCTGGACCGCCTGTAAGAAGTAGATTTGGAATGCTATCATCAGCAACGAACTTTTTGAACATTGCTTTTGTTTTTTCAGGGAGGATAGTATCATCAATTTTTTGAGGACGGTATTTTTCAACAAACAAAACTTCATTAGCTTTTGCATCAACAGACATATAATCACCAATCATAATATAAAAGTAAAACAGAGGAAAGAGGGCTTTCGCCCTCTTTTTTATTGTACCTTATCGGCCAGGGGAGCGTCAGCAGGTACTTCAGGGCCACCTTCATTAGCGGCAGCATCTTGTGGTGCATTTTGACGAAGGAATACTTCCATCTTGTTACGAAGCATACCAATACCAGCAAGTTCATTACCAGCAAAGGCACCACGACGTGACACCACATCAATCATTTCAACAACGGCAGCAATATCTTGTAGTGATAGCTGTACTTGTTGTTCTTGCATTTGTTCATCAGACATAGTTTAATTATCCTTTCTTATAAGTCGACTTAGTATCAATTGCCACAAGGTATGAGGCAACATCCCCTTTAAATTCAGCGATACCCTTTGCGCAAAGAGTAACCTGATAATCTTGAGCAAGAAGTTTAAGATTGCCTGTTTTAATAATCATCTTAAATTCATCCTCAGTTTCACCAATCTCAATGCCGTAATCATCTGCGTTCTGAGAAGATGTATCTACAGCTTTGAGATATACTTTACCGTCCTGACCTACAAAAGCGATTTCGCTGAATTGCAGTACACCAGCTGCTTTCAATACAGACTGAAGATCATCCCAAGAAACTGTTACTTGGACATCAGCTGACGGAAGCGATGGAGTATTATCAGGTGCGGTGTGAATCATTGACACATCAGCAAAAGCGTATTTAGTTTTTTGTTTGCCTTCAGTAATCATAAAGTATTTATCATGGAATTCAACATCCGGATCTTTGTAAAGACCTAGAATTGAAAGAAAACGTGATAAGTCATATACACATGCTTGTGCAGGAATTTCATCACCAATTTCAGCATAAGCCATAAGAGTTTTTTCAGGCGTAATAGTACGTAGTACTTTACCTGGTTTCATCAAGATTGATTTGTTGATGGTTGAGAAACTCTTAAGGATTGTAAGAGTGCTTTCAGAAAATTTCATTATATAGATACTCCTGTTATTGTAGAATACTTGTTAATTCTATTACAGTTTTTAGTTAGTGTCAACATTTATTTTTTGTACGCTTTCTTATTACTGGTTTTATCGGCTGTAGCAGATACGCCTAGAGTTCCAATAGCTCCAAGATTACCCTTGAAAATATATGTACCAATATGATTTAGTTGCATCCAAGGACACATCCAAACTTTCATTCCGATTTCACGCGCTTTACGACAGAAGAAATAATCTTCAGACAAGTAACGTTTGCTTTGTGGATCAATAATGCAATCGAAGAATGCTGTAATGTTACGAGATCCATCAAACTGATCTGTACGAGCATGGTCTGGTTTATATTGCAACTCAGGATATGCTGCAGCATATTTTTCAAGTGTTTCACGAGGAATTAACATAAAGCCTGTGCCACCTTCAGCAATCTCAAGTGGTTCACCTAGATTAAATGAATTCAACTTATTAACTGGGTTGAATACAAAATCACCTGTGTATTGTTCTAGATCAAACGGGTTTTCAGCGCGTCCAGATTCTACAGCCTTTTTAACTTTTTCCCATGCAATAGCTTTCTTTGGATATGGGCCAGTAACGATATTAAATTTTTCTGGATCTTGAATTTGTACAGCCAATAGACTTAATACATCTCGTGGATCAAACGCAATATCAGCATCAATGAATACGAGATGAGTACAATCAGATCTTAGGAATTCATCTACAATATAGTTACGTGCACGTTGAATTAGACTCTCATTAAACAAGTAATAGAATCTAACGTCGATACCATTAGCTGCGCACATCAAAGCCAAATCAGTTGATGACTTTGTATATGAACCAGCACACTGGCCACCGTACATTGGAGTGCCGACGAAAAGCTTATACTTTTTTAGTTCGTCAACCGTCACTTGAATGTTCATATTTCTGTTAACTCCAAATCATTTTCTAATCTGTGAATAGCTTGTAGACGAAGAACGTCCGCCGCAATATCACAAGTACTATCGTGGGCGTTAAAATAAAGCGTCCACATTTCTTCATTTAATACTGGAACAAATCCATTTTTAGCTGGAAAGTCCAGTTTTGAGTCGATAAATGTACGGGTATCACGAACTTTCCAATAAGGAATAAATTCATTTAGTACTTTATCACGGTTAACTGACATGGCAAGGTGTTCTAGAATGATTGGATCAAACGTATTAGAACGACTCCACCAATAGTTAATATGTTCTGATCCACGAAGATAGTTAATTAATTGTTCTATAAATTGTGGAACTGTAAGATCATCTGGTTTTGGTTTAATATTTTTACGAACAATTTTTGGTTGTTCCATCCACCATTGCATATCTGCTTCGGTGTACGAGAAGTCATAGTTTTTAACTTGGTCAGCAATAGACAATTTAGACTTCTTAGCCATTTGGCATAGTTCATGGAATGAGTAAGGTTGTTCTAAAAATCTATCCCAAGAAAACACAAGATAAGAACAATCGATGGCAGGCGCTTTGCGAGCGCACTGACCGATCGTTTCAAAATCTAGAATAAAATCATTTCTCATAGAAATGCCTCAAGAGTGGTTGTTGGCTGCGAGTATTCAATTTTCTTGGTATTATTATACTGCAAAATGTAGTCAGTGTCAACCCATTTACGTTCACCTTTTAGTGATGCCAGAACCTCTGTAGCCATGTCCTGAGCTGTTTGTACAGGTACGTTTTGGCATATATGGTTAGCAACTTTAGGACTAGCATCAACCAACTCGAAGTCCTCAGGCAAGCCCATGATAGACATTGCTTCGCGATATGTAATAAAACGATCTTCATCGGGATGAGTAAGCATTGTCGGATAATGCCCAACAAACGCGCCAATACGATCCTTAGGAACAATTACACCACGTCGCATAATGCTACCGCCGCCTGCAAGTTTTTCGTGCTTGTACTTACATTTTTCTACTTCGTTTTCGTAACCATTCTTTTCCATCCAATCTGCAACCTGCAAATAAGAATGACCTGCTCTTTCAATGTAAGAGAAAGCATCTACGCCACGAGCTGAAGTAGGATCGATTTCATGCGAATGATTTGTATGAGAGCGACCTTCGTGAATTTCTTCTAGAATATAACGGTAATATGGATTTTCAGATGGTTTCTTTTTATTAATTGGTTCCATTTGAAAATCTGATTTTACGCCACGAATTAGATCTTCAATAGGTGTATATTGACGATCATAGAAATTAAAGATTGGCGTCTTTTCACCTTTCCAAAAAAAGTAAAAAGAACGTTCACGAACTTGTGGAACACCATGTAGCAAAGATTTGGTACGGTATACACTCATTGTATATCCATTATCTTTACCAATTTGCTTTAGTTGTTCACGAACATTTTTACCGATTTTACCAGCAAAGCCTGGAGCATTCTCTCCCCAAAATACTTTTGGTCTGTAATTACCAAGAATTAGATTTGCGGTTTCAACCATCCATTTATTATTTTGGTTGTCGTCACCATATCCATGAGACATCATTGATAGACCAGCACAAGGACAAACAGACGAAACAACATCTGCTTTTTGTTCTGGAATACTACCACCATTATCTAGAACGTGATATGGAATTTCATTTTTATAATAATTTAGAATATGTCGATCATTATTAGCAAATGCTTCATATGACATAAAATGGATTGGAGGTGCACCAAAGGCTCGATGAGAGCCAATGGTTTCACCACCAATTAGAGGTACAATACTTGCGTGGGTAAATTCACTCATGATAAAAATTTCCTTACAGTAGCTAATGCAGAGTTCACAGCTTGATGCATGTCTAGGTAAGCATATAGACCACAACGACCGATGAAGGTCATATTCTCAGGTTGTTCACTCTTATATTTCTCATATAGCTCACGATTCTTACCATCACGATCTTTAATAGGATAATAACGTTCCATATTATTATCTTTATAATCGCATGGCTCTTCAAACGTCAGCGTAGTGATATATTTATTGTCTCCGTGACAAGGAATATTTTTCCATTCAGTTACACGCGTTTTAGGACCATCATGAGTAAAGTTTACGGTAGCAGTTGGCAGAGCTTTCGGTACTGGTAAATGAACTGTTTCAAACTTAATTGAACGGTATGGAAGTTCGCCATACTTAAAATCGAAATATTGGTCGATTGGCATTGAGTTAAAAACATGATCGAATAATAGATTCAAAGATTTGTCGTAGTTGGTACTAAGCTTCACGGTAATATTTTCATGCGCCAACATTCGTTCTACCATAGCAGTATAGCCATCTTTGGGCATTGCTTGGTATTCGTCGTTTGGAAAATAATATTCGTTATCATCGTCTCGGATTGGCACACGGTTGATGATGTCTGGATTAAGCTCATCTAATTCTACACCCCACATCTTTTTAGTGTAAGGACGGAAGAACGTATCAAGAACATTTTCCTCACCAACGATTTCTTTCGTTTCGCGATTTACTGGTAGCGTTACATAACGACCATCATCAAGCTGAGCCTTAACTTTATGCTTGTAATCAACCCATTCAGTAAAACGACTTAAGTATTGAAATACTTCTTTGTTGTTTGTATGGAATAGATGCGGGCCATACTTATGAACACGAATACCATGCTCATTTGTGTAATCATACGCGTTACCAGCAATATGATCACGAGAATCAATTACCCATACTTTATAATTATGCTCAGCCAACTCGCGAGCAACGACGGCGCCGGAAAAACCAGCGCCTACAACTAGTACACGTTTCATGCTTCAAGAACTCTTTTCATTTCTTCCTGTTGAATCATTTTATCAAGAGGATGGTTATCGTATAGTGCGTCACGTTGAGCTTTAGCAGTAGCTTTGAGCTGAGTAAGATCCATAGCTTCTACATCTTGTACTCGTAAACCTGCTAATGCTTCATCATTATAATATACCATCATCTCTGGTTTGTCACCAATGATGATAGAACCAGCATCTGCAACTTGAAGAGGACGAGCTCGCCACCAACCAGAACCTGCGTGGAAATAACCTGGCATCAAGCAACCCCATTGCTGTTCAAATACTTTTACCATTTCTGGTTCAGTCTTACGCTCTGATTTGTACTTACCACGTTTAGCACCGTAGAAAACAATTTCCCATTTCCAATCATCGGGTTGTTGTGCTTTAAGCCACTTACGAGTTTTCTCTTGAACTAACGAAGCAAAGTTCCATTTGAATTCTTTTTCTGGTTGACCAAAGAAAGAATCAAGACCTACATCACCTGTACCATAACCGTTATCAGCGCGACGATTCAAGTGGTATGGATTTGGATTGAACTGATAAACGTTTTCTTCTTTCCAATCTAGATTGAGAAGAGAAAGATCGCCACCTGTAAATGCACTTACCAATAGACGATTTTCTTTGCTGGTAATAATACGACAACCTTCAATGTAATCATCTTTATAAGACATTACAGTTGCTTTATCTTCTTTACCTTGCCATAGATCAAATAGGTAATCACGGAAAACACCTTCGTCATTTTCTTCTAGCTTTTCTTTATAAGTTTCAATAGCGCCATAGATCTGGTTAAACTGCCAATCGTCAAAAGCAATAATACAATCAGGGCGTGCTTTAACAGCGTACAGACCGGCCCAGAGGAACTGACAGAAGGCTTGAATACTATGGATATAGACGATTACCTCATCGTATTTAGAAAGGTCCTCGCCTAGTTCTACGGGTCTTTGTTCAACCTCGTAGTCCATATCTTCTAAGCAACGGATAACTGAATAATGAGATGGTACAACCTGAAGCTGCTGATTTAGAAAGAAATCTTTCGTGCATTGCAACTTATTCATACCTGTGATTAAGATTTTTTTAGACATATAAACTCCATAATGAAAAATGATCACGCGTTTATTTATGACCATTATAAGTCACAGAAAGGATTTTGTAAATACTTAATCCAAACTATTTTCTTCAATAGTATCAATCCAAACACAGGCTTCGCTTAGCATAGATTGAGAATGTTTTTCCCAAGATTCTTTCCATTTAGTATCTTTAATGTCGGTAATCACTACACGACTAATACCAGCTTGGATAATAGATTTAGTACACTCAGAACATACAGGTAAACCCCATACGTAAATTGTAGCGCCTTTTACTGATACACCATTGTATAGTGCATTAAGGAGTGCGTTCATTTCGCCATGAACAATGCGAGGATATTTCTCTTCACGATCTTCCAAACGATCTATTGAATCTTCTATACCACGCGGAAATCCATTGTAACCAGTTGATATAATATTGCGATCTTGGTTTACAATAACAGCACCAACTTTAGTCGATGGATCTTTACTCCATGATGATACTTCGCGGGCAATACGCATAAAGCGCTTATCCCATTTTACTGTAGATAGTATATTATTCATGGATTAGTGTACTCCATTCTTTGAGCTTTTCACGTTTAACATCTGCGCGGTCATAGATTTCACGCCAATCAAATAGACCATGTTCAGATAATAGTTCAAGCATACAAAGTACGTCACCTGCTTCTTCTACAAGTTGTGCACGGTATTTCTTATCGTAATACATATCGTCAATATGACCATGCTTACGCATCATCTTCATACACACTTGAACTAATTCACCACACTCTTCTGCAGTGATAGCCATAAGTTGCTGACCTAAATTAATAGGTGAATCAAACTCAGTCTCGGTTGGCATCGAATCTTCTCCAAATTACACCAAAGCATAGTTTTTGCATAAAGCGATGAAAAGCATTAGGCTGCTTGCCTTCTTCAACAAAGTAATAAGTACCTTTTGTTAATTGGCATTTCCATTTATAGTCTGGGACTTTAATGGTGTAAGCTGCATTGTATTCTTTATCAATATCATAAATGCCAGTATCAATAGAATAAGTCTTATTACCAGTTTTTGGGTCGAAAGAAAAATTATCCATATTACTTCACCAAATCAAAATGACGCTCGTAAACGTGTAAGTTCATTACTTGCCAATGTAAATCGCCTACTTTAAGAATTGGACCAAAGGTTTCTGCAGTAGTCGCATTTTCTATATTGTAGCGATCAACCATAAGTTGCATTAGGTGTCTTGCCCAGGCATAGTCATTTTTATAACCAAATACGACATCATTAGAGCGCATTTGGCTGACCATATGAAGCTTGTTGTCGCGAATATAAAAGGTTTGGGCGTTCGTGCATATAAAGTCATTCTTACCATTCTCATCAAATTCAGCCCAAATAGAAGGACGATTGTAAACCATTTGAGCACGACGTGAATCTGGATTTAGAAGTAGTTCACGTAATGCATTTTCAAATTGATTATAATACTTGTCACTGAATACAATTGTACCATAATTAGAATTAATTTCGCCATACTTGTTTGCTGAGTATTGCCATGCAACTGGTGAACGACCATAAATCTCAGCAAGTGTATTAATATTTGTAGATTGGCTATTGTACCAATCTAATTCAGCATCAACATACTCTTGATTTACTTCACCAAAGATAGCAGGTTCATCAGCGAGGAATGATGCACCAAGCATTTCAATAGTCTTTGAGCCAGAACGATCTACAGTAAAACGTTCAGCTTTAAGTTCATCAATAAAGTGTTGACGAATATCATTCACAGTTAGCATTTTTGTATTCCTCTAATATCTTAATAAGCTCCATAAGAAGAGCTTGGTCTTTTTCTAACTCGGTATCAATTTCTACTTCTAACTTAATCTTCATCTGACTGACTTGCTTTAATTGGGCGATTGAAGATATCGCGTGTACCGTCTTGGCCTTCAATCTTACCACGGCAGTATGCAACAAAGAATGATGCATAGTTAATTAGATCCTTAGCAGAGTCTTCTAGCGATTCAAAGTTAGGATCGTAATCTTGACCACGCATGGCTTCCATTACAGATTTCATACGAAGCATTTTACCATGCATTACGTCATGAATTGATTGTACACCGTTAGGGTAGTAATCAGCTTGCTGTACTGTTGAGTTTGGATTTTGATAATCACGAGCTTTTTTCATTTGCAATTCAGCGCATTCAGCGAGAACTTTTGCAGATTCTGGATTATTTGACATAATATACTCCTATCGTTTGTAGGTGCGCATTTTGTTAGAATGCTCATATAGTTCTAAAGACGTTTCATGATCTATAATACACAATGCAATACAATTTGTCAACTTGTAATTGCGCATTCCTTTACCTTTATATTCAAACTCAGTATACGATTCTTCGTCTTTATGATTGTTGAATAGGTAAAGAATAGCCTGTTCTTCAGGCGTTTCTGGTATGTTAACAAAGATCAATACATCAACATTATCAAGTTTCCAAAATTGATTTTCAGCAATCCAGAAACCCTGATCCCTTTTATTTAGCCTTAGAGTTTTCACTTCATAACGAAGATTGCCGAGAAAGCCATCCTTTACTCGGTCATACCAATCATCAGTTTTGTTTGCAAAAGGGAAAAAATTAGCTACTAAATTTTCGCCAATTTCACCGGCTACTAAAGCATGTTCTCTACGCTCTGTACTTCTCATGCAAAGAACTCCTCACGTTTTGATTTAGGGATTTTACAATTTGGAAACTGCTCAACCAAATCACTGCCATTAACAAAGCGAATACGAACAGAAGGGAAGTCGACAATATCGCAAGCAATGTAATCAATTTCATGTGCATGCTCATGAGCTACTTCATTAATAATTTTACGACCGCCGCCGAGCATGTTAGATGGTGCGTAGGTAAGACCGCCTTTAGTAAAACATTTGGCATCAAGTTTGCGACCTGTTTCTTTGTTGACATGATCGTAGCCATGCGCATCGACAAACTCGAGTTCAGGAAACCAAACAGGAATATGATTCTCAAGAAACTTACTAGCTACACGACCATCTTTAAACATTTCATTGATTACTTCTTTAGACAAAAGACCGAATGACGCATCAACTTCAAATGTAAAAGTTTTGTTGTATTCAACTTTATTCATAACAAATACCTCGATTAAGAACGACGGTCGTAGATGTAAACATCAATTTTAGTAGCATTGGCGATACCACCAACAATATTGCCACCAAAGTCGTATGAACGTGCAGAGGTTTTACCAGTCCAGAAGTTACGAACTTCAGCTTTCTTAGCTGGTTTACGGCCACGTAATTCTACACGTTTAGGAGTTTCACCTCGTGCTTTAGCAGCTTTGTTCATGATCTTAACTGCTTTTCTTAGCACAGCAATCTGCTCCATATCGTAGGCAGAATTAATGTCAGCAGTAAAAACATAAGAATCTGAAGTGCGCTTAGTCATGATATAAATTCCTGTTTGATTAATTTATGGTACTATTCTAATCAAAACGAAAAGTAATGTCAATACTTTTTTTCAAATTATTTTGAATTTTTTTCTTTAAACATTTTTTTCAACATCCACTTATGCTTTGAGAAGTAATATTTTTCATCGTATTCTGGCATACCTTTTGTCCATTCAAAAATTTCATCCTTGTGTTCCAACCATTTGTCATACATAAAAGCGCGGAATGCTGAGTTAACTTTTTTCATGGACTTAATCTCCTATGCTATAATCCAGTCGTCATCTTCTTCGCGTATGATAGTTTCACTACCATCGTATTCATCGATACGGAACTTTGTGCCGGGTGTAACATACTCTACAGTAAGGCCTTCAATGCCACTAATGCATTCATCTGGATATGTAACTTGACAGTATTTAGCAATTGCAGTTTCGCCAGCTTCTTCTAAAACCATCTCAATGATATTAGGATCGAAAAGCATTGCTTTATTTTCGTGCCAACTATACCAACCTGCTCCATATCCGTATGATACTAATACAGCAATTTTTCCTTTAACGAGTTTTTTCATCATAAGTTTAATATCTCCACTGCTTCCTCTGCGGAATACCAATTACCGTCTTTACGAGCACGGTATTCTTTTTTCCATTCGCTACGTTCGCCGCATGGTTCCATAACCCAAGTTTCAATGACCTTATCAAAGTCAGAAACATCAAGCTTACGAATAGCGCGCGCAACCCAACGTTCTTTATCAGTCTGGTAAGATAAATAGTATTGTGTTTCCCAAGATTCAAATACTACCTCTTCATCATCAACAATTTCATGATCGATGATATATTCTATAGCATAAGAGTTACCTGATTCAATGAGATTAGTAAGAGTAGGAATACCGAAAGACTCAATCTTTTCGATACTACGTTTTGACAGATTTTCAACTACATAGACATAACCGCCTTTATTCTTCCAATATGGAATATTTGGATTATCAGAGTAGTTTTCTTTGCACTGAGTAGTAATAACAAGTTTCATACAGTATTCCTCTATTGGTGATAAATCAATTATACACTAGGCTGGATTTTTGTCAACCCTTTTTTTGAAAAAAATTATGAAAGAGTTACCTCCACGTTAACAGTACGACCATAGAATTCCTCTACAAGTTCCATGATTTCATCTACGGTAAAAGCCTTGATAGTTGTTACAAATGAACCATTTACCTTTACTTTAAAAGTGCGCATTAAGCAGCCTCCATTACCATTTCAAGTTCTTCTTTAGTTGCAATCAATTCAATGCGTGTGTCACGATCATCAAAGAAACCCATACCCTGCGGAACAGTACGGAACTCTTTTGAAACGTGGTCGTATTCTTTACCATCAAAGAAAGATTTAATCATTTTGCATGCGATTGAAGTTTCAGTAACTTCCTCAACCAAACCTACCATGTAGCAACCAGGCTGCATTTCCTTAGAGAAGTCGTAAGATTTGATTAGGTCACCAGCTTTGAGATTCATCATGTTTTCATTCCTTGCTTTAGTTTATGATGCTATTATAGATCTTCTTGAAACGAATGTCAACACTTTTTTTCAAATTATTTTAATTTTTTTTATATAAATAACTCTATGGATACACTGAAGCATTTTAAAAAGCTAAAATTTTCTCAGCTAGACCTTTATTCTGAGTATACACGCCTTCTTGACGAAGGTGTTATTAGTTGGGGTAATGGTAATCAAATCTGTCTTACGTCAATCCCAGAGAAGCCTAACGACATGTATTTAGGCATAAATAGTCTGTGGTATGATTGGAGTAAGATGTATAAAGAGCTTGACAAAGCTGGTAACGAAAAAATTTTTGTTCCTCCACACGATAATCCTTTAGATGAAGATGACTTTACATATTTTATTGATGCATTTAAAGGTACTCTTTTTGAAAACGCTTATAATGAAGTAAGTAAACATTATGAAGTTGGTAGAGTTAGGTTAATGAAAAATAACCCGGGAACGTGCATGAGTTGGCATTACGACCCGACGTCTAGAATTCATTATCCTTTAAAGACTCAAATTGGATGCAAGATGATAATTGAAGATGAAGTTATGGAGCTACCTAAACATGAATGGTGGTGGACTGATACTTCAAAATACCACACTGCATTGAATGGAAGTAGAGAAACTCGCATACATTTGGTTTTTGTTATTTTAGGTGAAAAGAACAATGAACGTAGTTTTACTCAATGATATTTTTTCCGAGAAAAGAGAAAAGAATGAAGGTCTCGGAAAATGGAGTTTTTGGTCTAGGTATCTAGGACCATATGCAGTAAAGCAAGCTATCAAAAATAAATGTCCGGACAAGTCTGTTGCTGTTGTAGATTATTTTCTAAAAATAGACGATTTCTTTTCATATGTAGAAGATGGCATTATTGGGCTTGATACTGAGTTTATTGGTATTAGCACAACATTTCTTAACAATACATCTAACAAGCGCGTAAACGATTTCAATCTTTGGTTTGAAGAACACGAAGATATGGTTGATTGGCTAATGGAACTTAAGCTCATTGCTCCTAATGCCAAGATCTTCGTAGGAGGTCATAGTGTTGATGTTTGGTATAAACGTTACGTTGTAGATCCCGATAAGCCAAAACTGCCTGAGGCAATGAAACTTATAGATTGCTTTATTCACGGATATGGTGAATCATCAGTGCCAAATTATATAAATGGAACGACAAATCTTGTGCATGTACAGTACAGAGATAATGTTATGTTTATAAGTGAAGGTAATAATGCTGGCAGCGATAAAACAGAATGTTTACGAGTACAATGGGATCACAATGATTACGTCCAAAATAATGAGTGGCTTCCATTAGAAATATCGAAAGGCTGCAAGTTTGGTTGTAAGTTTTGTATGTTTGATAAAATGGGTACTACCTTAAAAAGCAAAGAGGAACTAAGAAAGGAGTTAATTTATAACTACGAAAACTTTGGAACTGTCGGATACAGTCTTACAGACGATACTGTAAATGATAGTTTAGAAAAAGTAAAAATGATTCATGACGTATTTACTTCTTTGCCTTTTAAAGTTGAATGGATTAGTTATTGTAGACCTGATATGTTCCAAGCATATCCTGAAATGCTAGATATGATGATAGAATCTGGATGCAGGGGTGTCTTCTTAGGTATTGAAACATTCAATCCAACCGCAGCCAAAATTGTAGGTAAAGGGTTAAATCCGCAAAAGATAAAGGATATTGTTAAATGGATGAAGGATAAAACTGGCGATGAAATGTTTATCCTTGGAAGCTTTATTATAGGCCTGGTCGGAGAAACGGTTGAATCGTTGGACGATACATTAGACTTTTTGGTTCATCAAAAATCCATAGATAAAATATTATGGGAAGTTTTATATTTAAGACCGCCAGATTACCGAACTGAAGCTAAAGATGACTTTAATAATAACAACGAAAAGTATGGTATTCGCAAATTACAATTTAGTCCATATTATTGGGAACATGATACATTAAACTATAATCAATGTGTAGAAATTTCAAATAAGTGGAAACAAGAATTGAGAAAAGGTAACAGCGGGTTCAATAAAGCATTAGAAGAAAACACAAACTTTTTTAGTTATCCTAGAATGAGAAGTTTGGGATATACTCATAAAGAAAGTTTTGATATGCTAAAGTATGGAAATATGCCACAAGAGCTTTATGAGAAAAATGATAAATGGATTCAAGACTATCACGAAGGATTAATTAATGCGCTGGATAGATGAAGAAGAATATTATAAATTACATACTAAGTCATTTGTAGAACTTCCATTTAAAATTGACATAAAAGCTTTTGAAGAACAAATTGAACCTTACAAACCAATGTTCCGTGACTGGGGTGAAGAGCATTTAGAAAAAATGTTCCGCAAAGGAATAAGTGTTGTTAATATGACTGGACTACTAGACATGGACATTGATACGTGTATATATCCCCAAGATGCGTACAATAAAAAATACGGTACCAATTTATACGACATGGACTATCGCATACCAACTGAGATTTTAGACTTGCCGTGTTTTGATTGTTTAGAACCGGTTAAAAAATATATGGTTCGTTCAGCTATATTATGGTGGAAAAAAGGATCGTTCTTTTATCCTCACGTTGATTGTAATATACCAACAAACTATTTAAGATTCTGGGGTACTAATAATGTTGATGAATATATATTTGAATACTACGACGAATCACACGAAGGAATAGAATTGGAATCTGGCAGACTATATGTTACAGATACAGCTAAACAACACTTTGCAGCATCTTTGGGAGATGACGTATATACGTTCTTTTTTTCATTCGACGCTGAAGCTTACGACACTTTAATGGGACTATGCCATGAACGTTGAATATTTAGATTTACCAACTATCGACATCGATATGAATCAAATATTTGAAACAATTTATCGAGGTCAAAACTTACACCACGTTCCTACAAATGGCTATTACGGTATTTTCAAACCAAAAGGTAACTTGGAATATCTTGGTGAATTGCTATTTAATGAATCTTATGTTTCAAGAGTTCATGTGATGTGGCCACCTCGTTTACCTATTCATAAAGACTCAAATAGATTTGCTGCATATAATTATGTTATAGATCCAGGCGGTGATGATGTTTATACTTGCTTCTATGACGAAGATCAAAATCTAATTGAAAAAGTAAAAATAGAACCATTTAAATGGCATAAATTAAATGTTAAGACTTTCCATAATGTTGAAGGAATGACTAGACCTAGAATTGGCTTAACAGTATATAAAGCAGAAGAAACAAATTGGCCAAAACCAGTAGTAGATATTGATTATGATTTTAATATGGATTTATTGTGGCAAGAATACGAGCGAATGAAACATGGTCCACAACCAGACTATGAATTTAGTAAAGATGGCAAAACTACAAAAAATACATTAAATGGTTTAGCTGTTTACGGAACACATGATTATGGTGTTGATACAGATACTTTGTTAATGCAGGAAGCAAAAAGATTCTGTAGATACTTTGGAATTGAAGATGATATACTTGCGCAATTTATGTGGATTGATAAGAACTTCGAATTGAGTTGGCATACAGATGACGCGACAAGATGCCGATCAAGTGTTAATGTTATTATGACAAATGATCCAGCCCCAGTAACTTTCCGTGAAGGAGATTTTTATTACAAATGTGCTGCATTAGATGTTATGCAAGAGCACGCGGTTTTTAATAGAGATAAAGAAAGAATTTTAATGAGAATTAGTTTTAGAAATACAAGGCACAAAGATTTATGTCAATATTTCACGTAACTTATGAATTTCCTAATCAAGAATTATTGGACTATTTCAAAACAACTTATTCCGAAATGGCAGATTGGTGGGCTCCACAAGACTTTGAAAATGACAAAGGATTAGAAGGAACTTACAAAGGATTTAAAGTAAATGAAAAACTACATCACGATCCTTTGTTAAATAGAATTGCAAAGGAGTTTTGTGATGCTTATGGAATTAGTGCATCTTTCGTTACACAATTCATTGTGTTAGAACCTAATACTGAATTAGATTGGCACGTTGACAGGCAACCTGCTGGGTGCGGCTTAAATGTTTTGCTATCCAATGATAATGCGCCCGTTGAATTTGAAGAAGGGCAGACGTATTACAAAGCAGCTTTGTTAAATATAAGAAAAAGACATAGAGTGCCAAGCAATCCAAATACGAGAATTATGTTTAGGATTGTGTTTTATGGCGATGACAGTTCATTTGATGAAATAAAAGAAAAAATAAATGAAGCTAATTGAATTAGACTATATATTTCCTAAAGACACTTTATTAAAAGAGTTTGATACATTACTCAAAGGTAAGTATGAAATAACAGAGGACGGCAGAGAAGATCAGTTCGACGGATTTTGGCTTTTGTTTAGTAATGAAACAACAGAAAATATAGCAAAGCAATTTATAGATTATTATGATTTGCCTTATGATAAATATATCGTAAATTATTTGCTAATTGAAGCAAACAAAGATTTACCGTGGCATGCAGATCAAGAAGGATCCATGTGTGCTATTAATTGTATTCTTACTCCGGATCCTGCACCTATAGAATTTGAAGATGGCGAATTCTATTATGATACAGCTTTAGTAGATGTTAGATCTATGCACAAAGTATCTGCTCGTCCGTATGATAGAAAAGTTTTTAGAATTACGTTTCAAAATAATGAAGCGACCTTTGAGAATGTTTTAAAATGGCTGAAATAATAATATTCAATGATTGTAATGGTCCACTAGGTTTTAGTAGATATGCAGGACCATATAGAATCGCAACAGAGTTGAGAAATAACGGATTCACAGTTCAAACAATAGAATTTTTTGGCGACATGACGCCCGACGAAGTGAGTGAAGTTATTGACGCGCAAGTTAGCGAAGAAACATTATGGGTTGGATTCGCTAGTACTCTTTTTGGAAAGCATTTGACTTTTGAAGAAGACATGAAGCTTTGGCTTACACCACCTCTTGGCGGGTTAAAACAACTTAACCAAGTATTCCAAACGCTGTTTCCGCATTCTGATGATGAAATGGAAGAATTTATTCTCCAAATAAAAATGATTAACCCAAAATGCAAAATCGTCGTTGGTGGATATAAAGCGCTGCATAAAGAATTCAGAGGTATAGACTATTGGGTTGTTGGTCAAGGAGAAGGACCTTCGGTTGCGTTATCTCGTCATTTAAAATATGGAGATCAACTAAAATGGATTGAATCTCACCTGGGCAGAATCATTACAGATAAAATGTATGAATTTGAAGATTTTACCACATGTAAAATCACATGGCACGAATCAGATCATATAAGACCAGGAGAAGATTTACAACTTGAAACGGCAAGAGGCTGTATTTTCAAATGTGATTTCTGTGCATTTAATTTGAATGGCAAAAAATTTGGAGACTTTAATAAAAATCCAGAAATACTACGTGAAGAATTAATTTACAACTATGAAAAGTTTGGTACTGTTGGATATATGGTAGCTGATGATACTGTAAACGACAGTATGATGAAAGTTGATTACTTACACGAGGTATTTACTTCTTTACCGTTTAAACCTAGATTAAGTTGTCACTTGAGGTTAGATATTATTGCAGCAAATCCAGACATGATAACTAAACTTCATGAGATGGGTCTTACATCAGCAAACTTTGGTATTGAAACTTTTAATAGACAAGCAGGTCGAGCAATAGGCAAAGGCGCAGATCCGGAAAAACTAAAAGATTGTTTATATCGATTAGAAGAAGCTTGGGGTGATGACGTATTTACTTCTGCAAATTTCTTAGTAGGTTTACCTCATGAAGATCAAGCAAGTTTAGAAAAAACATTTGATTGGTTGCATAGACCTGATGTTCCATTACATGGTTTTTCCGTAAATAGATTATACTTATCACAGCTTTACCCTGCAATTGACAGTGGTTTACATACTGCTGAACAAATGAGAAATTGGGGATTCATTAAAGGCAAACGTGGATGGCAATATAACAACGTTTCAAAAATGGAAATGGATGCTGAAAAATATGATATGGAATATGGTGAAGATGAGTTTTATAAATGGAAAGGCGAATTCTTTGACGTGTATGAAGCAGATCAAATTGTAGATAATTTTTATATGGACCCAAGGAATGCCCATAAAAAATTTAGTTTAACTATGTTCTTGAATTATAATAGGATGATTAATCTAGGGTACACAAAGGATCAAATTCTTCATATGAGACAAGACGACCCTGATACAGTTATAGCAGCAATCAAAAAACGCAAACAAATAAAAGATGAATACTTTGCCAAAATACTTACGTCAATTCAATAAGCATCATCCTGATATAACTAAATTCAGAATAAGTGCAATTGAGGAATGCGGTGGTAACAAGGAATATTTAAATTATTCTTATGAACAAGTAATGAATTCAGATGCACACCGCAAAGAAGATATTTGGAGATTCACAGATATCAAGTGGAATGAAACAGACTTCGATCATATTGACTGCCATTATGGAGAAGATGGGAATATAACATGTATTAGTGGAGCTGTTATTATTGGAGATTGGATTAAAGGCGCGGTTTATCATTTTGGGTTAAGGAAATATGCTAAACAATATCCTTCACGTTTATTTTGGCCAGATGGTTTATTGGATAGATTAATCGAATATGCCGAAATAAGTTATAAACTTGGAGTATTCATTACAATATTTCCGCATGAACCTAGATTAAAAACGCTGTGCAAAAAGCTAAAAGACGGTTCGGGTATTGCTACCCAAACCGGTAATATTCAACTTATTCGTAGTTTAAAATATAGAGGCTTGCACGAATACAATCACTGTATGCAAGAATTTTTTGCCATAGAATTGACTGATAAAAAACTAGACATAATCGGGAATACTAGCAGATAAATTTGGTGTACCGTCAAGAAAAATACTTAAACAAATGGCGGTATTGGCTCCAGCATTTCTTGGCGCATAAGGTGCGATAGTGTTTGTCAATAATACTGAATTAAACTGAGCCGATTCTAGAAACACACAATTATTAGCTTCGTATTTTTGATAAGAATTTAATCCATCACTTAATAAAATATCTACTGTGGTTGGCGTAGTATTAGATGAATAGAAATCATAATACACGTTGTCGCAATTTTCTAAAGGTATAATATATCTTGCCGGATTAAAGTCAGTAACTATTATATTAGTATGAATGTCAAACGTTGAATTACCATTCATTACATATAACGCTATATCAGATACCGAGTTAGCAACTCCTTCATCGTTCAAAAAGCTAGCAACTTCTGCTTTAACACTATCATAAATTGCAGTGTTGGCAAGTCTATTTAAAAAAGTAAAACCTGCAGTTGTTTTCATATCAGTCGGTAATACATTTAACACACTTGTTTGCATTGTAGGTAAATTGTTAGCTGTGACTGTTACGTAATGCTTAGCCATCCCAGACCTCTTAAATATTATTTTTCTATATTTATATTTCTATTGAAATTTATTCCTATGGCTATCCTAATACTAGGATAAAAATTGGTATCAACGCTATGAGGAACTATTGAATCCATGACGACCGGTTTAGTTAACTCGTATCTGTCTATTTCTTCACATATTCGTTTATCATATTCTAATAATTCTTGTTTCACACCATCAGCTGAAACGTAATGTATTTTACAAGGTTCTCCGTTTGTTTTCCAAAATCTTGTGTAAACACCTTCGTTTAATGTAACTGGTAAAAGAACTCTGTGTCTGCTTATATAAGGTGCAATAGCATTACCATCTATGTGTATACCATATTCTTTATTTGGTTCAATTACAACTAATGAGTATTCGTGGACATATCTTAACCATTTTTTATTTTCTAAAAAATCCATTAGTTCTTCTATCATAGTAATGTCTGCAACAAGCTCTGGTGTTTCTCGATTGATTATCAATACACCGTGTTTTAATAGATGCTTATACTTTTGTATTATTTTTTCTAACTTGTTTCGTATGATATCGTAATTAGGTATTTCTAAATATTTCCAATTTTCCATAAATGATCTTCCAAATTTACTTCGTTTGAAAATATTATCCAGAGATTGATTCTAGGACTGTCTGTGTTGTTTTTAACACCGTGTAATACATCAGTTGTAATTAAAGCTGGATTTGTTAATTTGAATTCTGCAAGCAATTCGCATTTTTCTTCAGAATAATAATCGTAAGGTAACAACCCACCATTAGCGTCATTAGCGTATCTCAGTTCAGGTTTTTCCTTTGAAATATAAAATGAGGTAGTAGTGTTTTCACAGTTTTTTATAGGTATTAAAACACGCTGTCTGTTTGAAGTTTTTAAAGTAGCTGGATCTGTATATAAAGGATCTGAGTGTATATCCATTGTTTGATCTGGATTAAGTATACCAACAACGTAATCCATTATATACTCGGATAAGTTATGTTTAATCAAAAATTCATTTATTTCTTTGATTGATGCTATATCATTAAATAAATTTTTATCGTGACGATTTGTAAATGTTAACAACATAGATCCTGATACACTTATATCTGTTATAAGTGATAAAACTTTATTTTGTATTACATTTAAATTGTCTATATCGATGAATCTGTAATATCTATCTACTTCCAATAGCATATTTTTCCGGCACTATTATTTTCATCTAATAATAACTCGTTTTCAAACCAGTGAAATAAAAACGGTTTCATAGCAATATATTCACATTCATATTCTCGGAGTATGTTTAATCTTTCCATATTATTTTCAGGTCTATTTAATATATCAAATAATAGCGACGAATTTGGATGATCTAATAATTCGTCGAGATAAACATTTAGTGGATAATGCCATAAATAGCTTTGACTAGACATTATCAAATCGATTTTTTCTGGCCATTTTACACCAGGCGATTGCAAAGTAAAATTGGCCATATCAATACCACTGTTTATTGCAATATCTTTAAATAAATTCCAATCGTTATAAAATCCATGAGTGTCGCTCCAATGAGAAACTACGTGATTATGATCTACGATTGATTCATCTACTAAAATGAAATTACCACCGTCTAAATATTTATGTAATACAATATCAATTATTCCAACACCAGATCCAATGTCAAGAATAATAGATTCACTATTTAAATTATCAAACGCCCCTAAGCTTTCTCTTTGTTGAAATCTATTTGATACAGTCTTAGATACTGTATTACAATATTCTTCTGGATCATCTACATATCCACGAATAATTCCAAGTTGATGTCCAGCAACCCATACAAATCTACTAAAGTTTTGAAATGATAATTCTATATTTCCGCGGTTTAATGTTTCAATTTTTAGTTTGTGCATTATCATCCTCACACAACGTAAGATCAATTATTACGTCTTCCAATGTTTCATAACTATGGTAATCTTTACCGGCTTCTACACACTTTAGCCACCAATAAATCTCGCCTATGCAGTTAATAGATTTGGACCAAAGATGCGGCTTAATCATGTTTATTCAAATGATCTATAATTAAATCTTGGCTATCGACACTAATAATTAAAT